AGTCATAGGCATTTCAGCTCCTACCATTCTTAAAAAAGAAGATATAGTTCTATTACCATATCTTTCTACCTCAGCTTCGTAAAGCTCTGGTAGATATTGTTGTGCAAAGTTCCCACCTGCAGCTCCATCAAAAGATAAATAATTATCTCTTAACGTCATGCGGTTTTGCGCAGGAACTAAAGAGGCAGGAAAACTCCCACCAACTACAAAATTTCCCATTTTTTTGTTAATTATATTTTAGGTTTATGTTTAATTTTCAACTTAGAACTATCAACTCCAGAAATAGCTTTTACTTTTAAACCATTAATATAAACATCTCCACTAGGCGTTGGCCTAGCTTTTGAGTTTACATTGTTAGATTTAGCTGTGATATCTTTAACAGCATCGACTTTACCTTGCTCATAAAAATGTTCAGCAATAGTATCAACATTTCCAGCGGCATATATAGCTTTATGATAGCCTACATGATCCTTAACATTGCCTTTATCATCTAGGAACTTCCTAAGAAAAGAGTTAAGATTAGACTGTTTTTCCGCTACAGATTCAGCGTTTGTAACTCCATATTTAAATTTCTTACCAGAAACATCGAAATCAAAACCTTTGAAATCATTAAAGTAAGTTTTAGTTTTAGTTATAAACTCATCGTGCTGTTGCTTAACTACGTTTTGTTCTTTGTTGTATCTATTGAAAAAGTCCATCGCTTTTTGTTGATCTTGTGTAACGCCCGGTCTCATCTTGATCTCGTCGTAATACTTAGTTTTAAGATCTTCTAAAAACAATTTACCTTTTGCAACTTCTTCTTTAGCTGCGAGTTTTTTCTTTTTTATCTCGCGCTCATCTGCTATATCTTCATCCCATGCAAATTTATCTTCTAATAAAAAATTTATTTCATCTAAATTTAAATGAGGTTTTGTTTTAGCATAATATTCTTTTAATAAAGTAACATCATCTATATTAGAGTAGTCAGCATTTAATCTCACATAATCTTCAATGTTACCTCCTGTTGTTTTCATAAATTCCACTAGTTTCTCTACATTTTCAGGTAACTGTGGAGTTATAGGATAATTTTCTTCAACTTCTTCTTCAGTCGCCGTCTCTTCTACTTCTTCAGATACTTCTTCAATAAGATTGACTTGAGGTTGCCCTTCTTCCTCGGGTGACTCTCGAATAACTTCGCCACTTCCGGCTTGTATTTCCTCAGATAGTTCTTCTGTTTTTGACTCTTGTATGGCATTTCCTTCTTTGTTTAATACAACTTTAAAAGTTTTATCATTATCTCTTTGTAATGATGGTTTTTTCATTTTAACTTTTAAACTCTCTTGTTCTTCTTTTAGTGTTGACATAATATAATATAATAGTTAATATTTACACCAATGGGGGAGCCATACCTTCTTGTAAGTTAGAATTTTCAAAATTCATTGGCACTCCACCTTGCTGTCTTTGGTTTATCATTTCACTCTGTTGAGTGGCTTGTATTTGAGTTCGTTTATCTTTACGATCTTCAATAAATTGTTCTTTATCTTTTTCTCTACCTAACTTAGCGTTAGCTAATTCCATGTTGTAACCAAATGCTTGTTCTGCTAATTTCATTTTATTCTGCAATTCCATTTGCATTCTTTGAATTTCAAAATCACTTTTAGCTTTTTCAAATTGTATTTGACTTTCGTTAAGTACTTGTTGTTTTTGCATTTCAGCTTGAATAGCTTCTTGTGCTTGTTGACTATTAGCCTGCGCTTGTGCTTGGATGTTTTGTTGTTGAGCTGCTTGATCTTGTTCTTGTTTTGTTTTTCGTCTTTGTTTAAGAACTTGATTAGCTAATTTAATATTTTTAATTTCTCTTATATCTATAGCATCTTCTAGATATATTTGACCTGATTGTAAAGCTATTTGAATATTTTGTTCTAACATAGCTTTTTCTTCCTCATCAGGTTCAAGTTCTAGAAATATACCAAAGTCTAACATCCCATGATTTTCTATTTCCTCTAATGTCTTAACATTAAATACTGATATACTATTTTCCAGGGTTTGGCGAGTTAAAGGAAAATCTAAACTATCCGTTATTCTTTTAGAAATATTTTCACATATACGCAATGTTAAATATAAACTAGATTGTAACACGTGTCTTGTAGCTGTATTACTATTTGCTGCAGCTAATTTTTGTAAACCAACTAAGGATTGTTTATCAGGTACAGATCCATCTCTAGCTTCATTAAGTCCGGTAACATCTCTTATCATTTGTAAATAATACTGATATGTATTTATTAATGATTGTATCTTAGGCATAGCATTAGACGACTGAATTTCCTGTATAGGCATTTTACCATGATTAAGCTCCCCATCTTGAGTCATTGATCTTCCAACGATACTACCAGTTTGGAAGTACATATTTAAAGCTTCTGCAGGGTTGTAATTTGTACCATTTCCTAAATCAACTTCTGCCAACCCATCAACGTCTACATATATTCCATCAGGCACCATGCGAGATAGCACTTGTTGTAGTTTCAAATGAGTAATCTGTATCATGTCTGCAAATCCAGTTATTCTACCTACTAATGATTCTATTCTACCTTTATACATACGTGGCGCACATATCGCATAGTTCATATATACTTTAGTAGTATCAGCTAAAGGTCGAGTCATATTTTTAGATAATTCCCATTCTAACATCATTGGATGACCGAGTATTTTAGCTCCTTTATATATAACCTGTATAGATCTAGAAACTTTTTTAAAATTATCACTTTCTGGTGGATTAAATGAAGCATTTTTTTGAATAGCTTTTTCTAAACCATGATCAGTATTTTTAATTTTAAATACTTGATCTATATAAGTCTTATATTCAAAGTATACTACTTGTACCGTTTGGTCATCACTTCTTCCATTCCAATTTCTTAAATATTCTGCATTCCCGGGATACTTTTGTATCTCTTCCATTTCCGCGTCGGTTAAATATGGAAATTGCATTTTAAGATCAGATAAAGCCACTGGTTTAACTTCGCCAACGTAATATAAATCTTCAAAATTAGGATCTTCTGTATAAGAATAAACCAGATTAGCAGGATCTACATAATCTATTACAATTCCTTCACTTTTATTCCATGATGTTTTAGCCGCGCCAATACCTAAAACGGTTAAGTCGTAATTAACTCTTTTATTAATACTGTCATATTTGTTTTTAGACAACGTATTGTTTATTAATTCTTCTTCTGCTATCTCTATGGACTGCTTATAATCTAATTGTAGATGAAGTTTTAATTCATCTTCATCTCTTAAATTTAATTTTTTACTATTTTCATCTCTAAAGTCTCTTCCAGTTTGTGCTTCAATTGACTTAAGTAATTCTCTTTGTTTTAAATCTTGGTCCAACTTTCCAGCATACTTAGTTCTTGCCTGCATTGAGTTAGGATCTTGAGCAAATGCATTTATCGCGTAGTTTCTACTAGATATACCATTAACTACTATATCAACGAATTTAGGAACTATAGGTACAGGTTGCCAATCTAAATTAAGATAAGACAAATCACCGTCAATCGCTAACTCATCTTTATATTTTTGAACTGGTTGTTCTCCTCGGGCATATAATCTAAGTCTATGATAGTTAGTATAGTTAGTTGCATATCTATACCCCATGCCTCTATAATTTCTAAACCATTCGCCTTCTATAGCTCTACCAACTTGTAATCCATACTCTACACTATCTTTAACTTCTTCTGGAACAACTTGATCTGGAAAAGAACTATAACTATTAGTAAGTATTTGCATTTATTTTATTATTTTTGAAATTAATCCGTCGTTATTATATCTTTTAAACCCTAACTGCACGTTTCGTTTTATTAAATCCGGTGTAGGCCTATACATATTCTTGTTACATGCCATAATTGCTAAACCAGAGCTAATTGAAGCATCGTGTTTTGTTCGATTGTTAATATTGAACTGCGACCAATCTAGTAGTGTTTGTTGAAAATACATATCTCCACACTCTTCTTGTTGATAACCAACATATTGATCTATATAACTCTCTATAGCAGCTGCATGGGCTTGTTTAATATCTTCACTTGTATTTGGTATACCACCTATCTCTTTTTCTGTAGATGACAATTTATTCCATATCTTGTCAGGGCGATTCATACTAAACCCTCTATATCCTCGTCGTTTAAAATAATAAAGTAATCTAGGTTTATTGTTTTCTGCTAATATTGGCATTCCATAAAAAACACAAGCCATTAATACATCTTCAAAGAATATCTCAGCAGTGTCAGGTCTAGATATATATTCTAAAAAGAAATGATTAGGAGGTGCATCCTCCATAGAAAACTTGGTCAATCCATGAAGTGATCCATTAGACCCTTTACCATCGACGGTGCCACTAATATCATAAGAATCACAACCAAATGCTCCGATATAATCATTTCCAGGGTGTTTAATTCCATTTTTTATTATTGTTCGGTTTTGCAAATGACTAGGTGGTATCCATGATATTAGAAATCTACCATTATTATTAGGAGAAAATATTACTTTTGTATCTTTAACTCCATTAGTCCAGGTAAAATTTCCTTTACTTAGTATTGTTTTTACGTTTAAATCTTCGTTATAATCTATCTGTTCATATATCTTTGCCAAGTTAAACAAACTACTTTTAGTTTCGTCTCTAAAAGCATGCTGTTCCGTTCTAGGAAATTGTCTATAATATTCATTTAAACTATCTGGATCTTCCTTTAATCCCTCAACCTCATTTTCCCAGTGTTCGATGACTCCGATTGTAATTGGGAGACCATCAACTGCAATCGTTCTATTTTTTGGAGTAGTGAAGACAGGTGATCCAAAAGTATCCATGAATCCTTCGTAGTTCCATTCCATAGGGATGAATAAAGAATAGAGTCCCGAACTTGTTTGTCCATTTCGATTTCTTTTTGTAACGTCTGAATTGTTGTAGAGTTTTTTGAAATTATTCCCACCTTTATCTAATGCGTTTGAAGTTGAGCCCATCATACACTTGCCTACGATTCTTCGTCCTAATCGTAGTGTAGTTTTTGTAACTCTCCAGTTGTTTAATATGTTATCAGGTCTCTCCCATTTGCCACTTTCATCATGAGCTAAGATTTTTAATTTCTCACCATCATAAGAGTTGTCTCCTGTATTTTTCCAATCTATTGTGGTATCTAATCCTTCTAGTTCAGCTAATTTAACATTATCATCTAATTTTCGTCTAGTAAGTTTTGAAGCTGGGACTCTATATGCCAGTTCGGTCTTAGGACGATCCATACCATCCTGGATCGGCTTGAAGAAAAACGGATAGTTAATGGATATCGGGAC